GAGTATCCATCTCTACCTGTTACACTTTCATGGGCAAGCCTTATCCATTCCATAACTGCTTGTGCTGCTGATGGAACTACTGGGTCATAAAGAGTAATATCTATTGTTTCCCATGCTGCTTTACCAGCTACATATCTTTTTACATTCATGTGATGTAGCTCAACTTCATCAAATGTTATTGAAGGTCTATTAGCCGCTTTTATCATATATGCAGGTATACCATCAATTTGCATAATAAATCTGTTTTTGAGCTTAGGTTCAAATGGTGTGAACATTATGTCATTAGCGTTTACTAATTCAGGCATTTACTTTCTCCAAAATATTTTATAATAATAAATTAATTTCATATATAAATATAAAAAATTTATAAAAATTATAGAATCATTTTGTGTTATTATTATATAAATATATATCGATAAATGCAAAAAAGCCTTCTTTTTGAGAAGGCTTTTTATTTAATAACTTAACTTTATATTATGTACCAAACGTTGCTCCCGTAGGCTGGACAGTAAAATCTAAGATCACGAATTCTGATGTCCTTGTTGGCTGTAGAAATATTTGTCCATACATTATATTTCTATCTACTAAATCAGGAGTATTGTTAGTTTCATCCATAACAACTCTAAATGCATTAAGTCCCGCATTAGCTTGTACTTGTTCTAAATATGGATTTACAATATTAAGAAATCGCTTCCTTGTCTTTGAGTTACTTTGTTCAAATACTAAAAACCTTGATGTACTAGCAATAAATTTCTTAACTTTTATAAGCAATCTTCTAACATTTATTCTATCAAGAGCAGATGCTTTCTTTTGAAGTGTCTTTTGTCCCCATACTGTAACTCCCTGTCCAGGGAATGTTGCAATAGGATTAACACTTGAATCATATAAAGTATCTCTATTACTATGAGTTAATTTTCTTTCTGCTTGAATGGCCATATCTATACCACCTCTATTTAAACCAGCAGGTGCAAACCATGGATGAGCTACTTTATCATTAAAGGCATATATACTTCCCATAACTACTGAAGGTGGAACCCATACATTTTTATTTAAATTTGCATCTGGAATTTGAATCCAAGGATAATACATAGCACTATAACTTGAATCTCTACCATCTGCTTCATTAGTTGCTGCTGCTATAGTTGAAGCATAAAAAGTTGGGTCTGTTATAGAAAAACAATCACCTCTATCTTCACACATATCTATTGCTTTTGTTATAAGTGAGTCACCACCTGATCCTGCATCTACAACACCTGGCATTAATATTAAATTAATATCATATTCATCTTGATTTGACAATAAATTAATTGCGTCTTCATAAGCAGTAGAACCACTGTTAGCTTGAGCTAGATTATATCCTTGTGAATTAGTGTCTGTTATTTTATCATTAAAGTTTACAGTCCCTTGTGCTCCAAGTTGATTTCCTAAAGAATCAAATCCAATAAATCCATCAGTGCCACCAATAAATGAACCACTATTTAATCCAGGTAATTGTCCAGGAGCTACAGTAGCTGGTGAACTTTGCCAATCTACAAGTGATCCTGATTCTCTTATATTACCATTTTCATCTAAATAATCTACTGTATCTCTTGTTACTTCAACTCTAACATATTTAGATTTATTTGGGAAAGAACCACTTAGTTGTAAATAGGGATCAGTTGTTCCACTTCCTCTTAAAGTCCATTTTTGATCACCAATAATTTTTGCAACATAATTTGACTGATTTGGATCTAAACTTAAGTTATTCCATGATTCAAGTATTTGCTTTCTTTTATGACTATCACTACCATTTCTTATTAGCAATGTGAATGTACCTTTTTTAGCATTTACTTGTGAAATTTCCCATCTTAAGTTACTAGATGAACCACTTACTAATACATTATTAGCTTTTAATGCTGTACTACCAGATTCTAAACCTCCAGTGCTTATACCTGCCGCATTTGTTGAAGGACAACTATTCTGTAAAGCACCATCTGATAGGGTATATAATGTAAAAGATGAATTTGCTTGTGTATATGAACTTGATATAGCAGTTGCTGCACTTCCTGTAAAATATGTTCCATCAAAACTACCAGTTGGTACATATGAATTAGCAGCTGAATAATTACTATCTAGTATTCTTACAACAGTTAAATTACTTCCATGTTTTAAGTATTCTTTTGCTGTATAAGAAGTTAGGTATTGATAATAAGAGCTTCCACTCTTAAATGTATCACCAAATTTTGTTTGATATTCTGAATAAGATTGAACTACAATTGGTATGCCTGCTGGTCCTTTTACAGTAGGTCCTATAAGTGCGGCTCCAATTTCTCCAATTGCAGCTGGTAAAAATGTTTGGTCTATTTCATTGGTAAAGACACCCGGTGAAACGACACGTTCTGATGATGGCATTAATTTTCTCCGTTAAAATTTTATATAATATTTATCATATATAAATATAAAAAATATTCGCAAAAAATGATTTTTTTGTTAACTATTCACTTTCATCAAGAGAAACATCTGTTGCATCGGGTAAATCATTTGGAGTAAAGACACCGGTTTCGGGATTTAGAACACCAGGGCCATAAATTTTATTTACCTCTTCAATAAATACTCTTTCTTCTTCCTGAGTATTAACCAAATCTGTCCGTAAATTTTCAGCCGCTGTATCTAAATCAGACATTTGAGTATTTAATCTCATGTTCATTATCTCAATTTGACCAAATCCCATCTGAATATTCAAATATCTTTGTTGAAATTCTTGGATTTTATCTAATTCATCTTGAGTGAATTTTACTTCATCTTTTTTTGACATTTTATAACCTCTGTTAGTTGTTAGTTGTTTTCATTAATATATATAACTATTTTTAAAAAATATTTTATTCTTTATATTTATATTTTTTTACTAATTTTTCAGCTTTATTTAATTGTGATATACAGTTATTATAAAACTTAGTCAATACTTTATCTACTTCTTTAGAATTCTTTATATTGGAGAAAACACCGTATTCTTTCGCCCTTCTATAATCTTCCTCAAAAGTAAAAAAACTATAATCTACTATATATTTTCCATAAGGCTTACCAAAGAAAAATCTAGTATCCATTGCTTTATTTGAAAATATAAAATTAGTTACTAATTTATTCTTAGAACTATAATCATTATAGTCAAATATTTTATCAAAATTAAATTTAATTTCAAAATTATTTGTGTCTTTAATAATATTTATTTTAGGATTCTTAAGTGGAGATCTATCAGCAATTGTTTTTAAAATAGGAGCAAGCTTTTTTTCAATTTTCTTAAAAATAGATTCTAATTTTTTAGTTATATCTAATCCACCTAAATCATTATCTTCATTTAATTTTTGGATTTCTTCTCTTATAAGATTTTTTAATATAGTTTTAGTCAATTTCATTATAATTCCTAATTTTTAAATCATATATAAATATAGATTTATTTTTTTTTACTTATTTTTTTTACTTATTTTTTTACCTGTGCGGTCGTCGCTGATCCTTCAAAGCCAAATACAACTTTTGATGGTGACATAGCTTTTGACATCTCAGCTTTCGTTCCAAATATTGTGCTCATAAACTCGGGCATTAGATATCCATTTACTGAAATAGAAAACTCGTTTTTTATTATTCTTTCATTATCAGCTGTCATTTCAGTTCCGTCACTTATTCCTCCATCTAATGATGCCATAAACTTATAACCCACAGAATCTCCAAAATATTTTTTTAAATGCTTTATAAAAAGTTCATTTAATGAATTCATTTGTTCTATATAAGCTGTTGCTGTTATTATACTATATGTACATACAACAAAATCTGGCATTCCCGTCATTACAAATTCCTGTACAGGTTTTCTTCCTTGTTGAACTGTAAATCTATCATATCTATTTTTCTTTGACCACAAATTTGCTCTTGCTATTTTAACAAAATCTCCTTTTAAGTCATGATCAAAAGAAAGTGGAAGGTCATCATTAAATGATATATCTGTTCTTCTTATTATAATAACTGGAAATATTATACTATTATTTTTATCCCTTAAAACTCCATTTTTTCTTACTGATTTCCATCTTTCTTCATTTGCATACAATACAGGAACTTTTATTATTTCATTTGCTTCTTTTACTGTAGGTTTTATTACATGTTTTATATGATTTATTATAGCACCATCTATATCACGTAATGTGATAGCAAATCCCTTTCCAAAATTAGCTCCTGGATTAACTGATTGTGCTCTATTTCCTACAGTAGTATTTTTAAGAGACCTTTGCCTTCCTCTGTTTATAGTTTCTGGATTTTGAGCTTGTGGATTTGTTATGGGTTTTACACTCATCTTTTTCTTAATTCTTTCAATTTATCTACTTTAGTTTCAACTTTTTTATTTATCACTTCTGATTGTATTGCATTTTTATCTATTTTACCAATAGCAATTTCTCTTTTTATGTCTACTTCAACAGCTTTTGTTTGTGGTACCAACATTTTTTTACCCATAAGTTCAGATGAAATAATATTTGCTAATTCTGCTACATCTATATTCCCTGTTTTATTAACATATCTTTCTTCATATACAGGAGTATATTGTTCTTTTATTACATTTTTTTCTGGTGCAACAGTTGGTAAAATAGAAGAATCTTTTTTTATTATAATTTTAGTTGTTGGTAGTTGTTGTACACTCATTCTAATCTAAGCAAATAAAGTTTCAGTATCAGCCACCTTCTTCCCTTTTTTTGCATATATTTGAAATCTAAGATTTTGAGGAAGACGTTTATTATTATAATATTTTTCAAATTCTTTCATATTATCAACATCTTGAGATGTAAAGGGTTTTCTATCTTTTCGCGATATTTTAACAGGTACATTATATGATAGGTCATAATCGGCTTGCCTCATTTTTTCTTTTTCTTTCTTTGACATTCCATGATCTAAATCTTTTCTAAGAATTGTATAAAAATTATCTATAACATCATATCTTGAATCATAAACAAATTCTTCTTCATCTCCATAAATAAGTTTATACATATTCTTTTCATATTTTTTCCATTGTTTTTCTTGCTTTCTTTTAGTTTGCCCAGGCTCCATAAATATTTCACCTGTTTCCCCATCTACAATATTATATACTGGAGTATCATCTTGTTCAAGATTCTTAATAAAATTTATAGCTTTTTCTTTATTTGGAAAAATACCTTTATTTGGTACTTTAACTTTTCTTTCTGTTAATAAATCTTTTAATTTTATCATTTTATTCTCTCTCTAATATAGGCTTCTGCAAATTTAATTGTATCACCGACTTTAGCTTTCTTGCCATCGGTATTCTTCATCTTTTTACCAACCTTTTCTACTACTGCAAAGAATTGTGGTATTCTTGGTGCTACTCGTTCTACTATTTTTGCTATTGTTCCATCGTGCAATTCAACCACACTATTCTTTTTTAATCCAGTAAAGTTTAGTCTGGTTGCGTAGTTAGTACCAAGTGCTTCTAATATGTCTTTTAGTTTTATCATTTTACTTATCCCCCAAATCTACTATTTTTCCACATCAATTTATGTAATCTATCATACTCACGTTGTTGTTCTGGAGATATTCTTATAGTTTTTAATGGACTGAATATTTTCATTTTACTACTATTCTGTTTATATAAATCCATCATCTTCTTTTCATCTTTATCTACTGCAATTACTTTCTTTAAATTACTGGATACTACTATCCAATATCCAGCCTTTCTCATATCTTGAGCAGTATCAATTGAAATATCTTCTTTTTCTGCCAATAAATCTTTTAATTTTATCATTTTACCAATCCCACCCTATTATTGTCTTTTTTTCTGCGTAATTATTTATTACTTCATCTGGTGAATAAGTTCTATCTATTTTTGGATGCCAATGTTTATAAAATTCTTTCTTTGGCCACCCTTTTCCTGCATATTTACTAAGCCCTGCTTCCATTGTCTGCCAATCCATTACTTTACCTGCATATTCAATCCAAGCATGTCTATATCTTTTACCATCACTTACCCACTTATTCTGAACAGTTCCATATACAATTTTCATTTTTTTATTTACGGACTTATTTCCAGAAAACTTAGCTGAAATTTTCCATACATAACTTAAACACTTCCCACAAGCAATAACTGCTTCATTTAATAATTCTTTTAATTTAATCATCTAGGGCGTTCCTCTATTTGTAGATTTGATAATCGCATCCTATGAGCTGTCGCCTTAATAGAGTGACTAAATTCTGGATGTCCTGAAATTAGCTGTGGTTCCGTGATAGTATTTATTTCCCAGTAAATTTTGTTCCAATCACAAATATCACCAATTTCTGGATAAAAACCAGCCTCCTCAAGGGTAGTTCTATGGAAAAACATTTCTATATTACTCATAAAATCTGGTCCCAAATCATCTTGCTCTATTGTAGGTTCAGCGAATGAAATAAGGCAATTAACACGAAAGCCCTTTTCAAAATATTTAGTAGAAGATTCACCATATATATTGTCTGTTGTATCATCTATTGAGACTTTATAGATATCTACATAGTTGCCTATGATCTCATCAATTAGCTCTTCGTTTAAAACATCGAATAAGTCAATTTCTTCTTGAGGAATAAAAAATGGTTTAGTTGCCATAATATTTCACTTTACAATTATTAAAATATAAACAGTTCATTATACCCCTAATTGACTAATTTTTTATCTTCAGTTAAAGTTTTACTTATCACTTCATCAATTTCCCCAATAACAATTCCGTGTTTAGTCAATGTATTAAGAATTTCTTTTTCTCCACCTTTCGCTTTAATTTTAAACCACATTGCATTACGAGGTTGTTTTCCACCACCAACTTCTGCTTCCCAATTATTTCTTAATATTAATTTTTTAACAGCTTTAATATCCTTAGTGTCTATAGAAAGACGAATATCCCAATCTGGATCCCATCTATATGTTTCTTTTAATCTTTTGATTCCTTCTCTTATAAGTTTTTTTAATA